ACGGCAGCGATAGTCTTGAAGAATATACAGGACTTGGACCACTCTCATCTACAATTTCTTCAAAACCATATTGAGTTTGACTCCCAACATACAATATACCACCGAATCCAACAGTAACATTACCGTTGACATCTGTTGTGGCTGTAATACCTTGACTACCAGTGATTGTTGGTTTGTTAGTAACATCAGCATACGAAACTGTGCCGCCGACGACTCCGACTGAATTTGTTAAATCAAACCCTACATTCGAAGATAACCTACCGTTTTGTAAACTTAGCTTTGCATCACCTAGATATACTGATCCCGTACCAACATAGATACTGTGAAACTTTTTTGTTGGGCTACCTAAAGTCGATGATAAGTTATTACTGGGAACAATGTCCCCACTTACAGTTAAGTCGCTAGTGACTTCTACAGCTTGGTCGATAATAATAGACGAACTGTCAGTGGTAGATAACGTACTACCTGTAAATTCAAATGCTCCTAAATTTAAAGGAAGAGTATCTAATCCTAATGAAGTATATAAGTCAGTGAAGTTAGCATTTATTTTTTGGAACGCGGTACGCAGACTATCTGCATTCCTGTCATTAGCTGTTTCGCCTATGTTGATTGTTTGTTTTGTCATCTATCGCTCCAGTTATAACGCTGCTATTTTAGATTGAAAATCTGCAAAGCTACTAGATGCAGCTACTACCGACTTTAACTCAGCTAGTGAAAGGTATCCAGTAATTCCGTCGCCGACTGTTAATGTTCCGTCGACTGTGACCTGTGTGTTAAATGTTGTTTGTACATCAACAGTAATACCGCTCGAATCACTAGTAGAAATTGTACTTCCAGCAAATTCTAAAACACTACTATAGGATAATTCACTTGTTGCAGCATCATAGATTAAAGGTCTACCGGTTGAATTTGATCTTACAGGATTTACAAAGAATCCAGCAGCCGGAGCTTCTAATGCTACACCGCTGGCATTTAATACTATAGAACTTGCATTTTGATTTGTAAATCCTGCTCTATAACCAATAGCAATTGCATAGTCACCTTGATTAGTTTGACCAGCAGCCCAACCAATGGCTACTGCCGAGTCACCTTGCGTAACTTGTGCCGAAACATACCCAAGTGCAATAGATCCAGTTCCTTGTGTGTTATTACCAGCATAGTAACCTGCCGCGATAGCATTTGACCCTTGGTCAGTTCCGCCTGCAAATTCGCCAAGGGCTATTGCTGATGCTCCTTGGGTGTCAATACCGGCACTAAATCCAATAGCTACCGCAGATGCACCTTGAGTTGTTATACCTGAGTTGTAACCAACTGCTACTGCTCCCGTACCTTGCGTATTTCTACCCGCATCATTACCTATTGCAATAGCGCCAGCTGCTTGATCAGTTCCGCCTGCTGCTCGACCGACTGCTATACCTCTAACACCTTGATTAGTTTCACCAGCAAGCCAACCAATAGCAACAGCCTCTTCGCCTTGATTGGTTAAACCTGCATCGTCGCCTATTGCAATTTTCTGTTCGCTAGTTCTTAATGTTGAAGTATAAACCGGACCAACAATTTTACCGTCGGCACCGTCAACTAATAATGTTGAGTTATCGGCAAACACAGATCCGTTAATGTCTACGTTGTTGTTAAAGACAATGTTTAATTGTTCAGATTCACTTGTGCCCGCACCAGGAACTTCTGATGTTGTAATGTCAATACCGTAGCCTGGAACAATTTTTAAAATATCTGAAGTAATGTCTGCGGTTAAGTCATCGGATCCTGGAACTCTAATAGTAGAAAATGATCTAGTAACAGGAGCAGTATTACTAATACTAGCAACGTTGTTAGCATCAATAAACACTGTAATACCGCCACCGCCTGATGTAATACCTCTAATACCGGTATTAGTAATCTCAACAGAACCAATAGTATTATCTATACTAATTCCTGGACCTGCTGTTAAGTCAGTAACACCGAGGTTAGTTAATGTAACTTCTCCCGTTGCATCACTAACTCCTAAGTGAGTAGTTCCTGTTAGACTTCTAACACCACTGTTAGCAATGTTAATAGTATCTGTAGCAGAATTTGTTGTAATTGTAATACCTGTAGTAGCAGTTAGGTTTAATGTATCTGTAAACGTGTCTGCAACTACATCATCTTGACCGGGCACTGAAAATGTTTTCCAACTTGTGTTAGCCGGGTTAATAATTAGCTCTCCGCCTACTGTGGAATTAGAAGGAAGTTCTACGGTTGATCCAATACCTTTTACATGAGCACCACCTAACCAGAGTCCGTTTAATTCGCTTCCAGCAACGTTTGACCATTGAGTTAGATAAATGTTTTTCCAAGACTTGCTAGGATCTCCTAAGCTATATTGGTTTGATGTAACAGGACCAACATTGCTTGACAAACTACTAAAGTCTAGCGGATCTAAGTCTAAAGCAGTACTTAATGCAACACCTAATTCTACAAAGTTTTGGTTAATTGCATCAAATGCTTCTTGCACATTACTCCACAATAGTGGGGGAGCACCTATGCCTATGTTTGTTTTGTATGTCATTATTAAGTTCTCCCTACAGCAATCTCAATTGTGCCAATGTGGTCGTTATTGTAATCTTCTAATGCCTTACCTACTACAGTTCCAACTTTAATGTCACTGCCGCCGGCTACAGCTACTCCCGGAATCTTAGATGTCACAAGCATCTCTCCTTTCTTAATCTTTCCTACTACCTTACATGGAACACGTCCTTGTAGAGCAACTAAGTTCTTAAGACCTGGACATCCTTCAAACATCGCAAATGCTGCTGTGTTAGAAACAACCCCAGCTACTCTTGAGTCGCCTTGGATGTTAGTTAATGTAACTTCCTTGTCTCCGCCAAATACAAGAACTGTTCCTACTTCATACTCTTTATCGCCTTCGTAGTATTCTGCTAAGTCGGCGGAGTATGTTGCCTGTAGTCTTGATTCAGTTGGAGATGTACCAGTCAATGTCCAACGCCCAGTAATCTGTCCGTTAACAGTATTACCACCAGTTGTTAACAACAATGTTTGAATTTGTGAACAACTAATTGGCGCTGCGGAAGCTCCTGTGATGTCCTTAAATTCGTGAGCATTATTCCAGTAAGCTGTTTTCTTATCTGTAGGTAAAGAACCATCTTGTACAAGAATACCGCCTGCGCCGCTGTAACCGTATAGTCTTGTGTAACCGCCTGTAGCAGTATCCCATCTTGCTAAACCGGTTCCACTTGCAATTGATGTATCGCCTGTAGAGTTAGCTGAGTTAAGGAAGAACTTGTAAGCGTTAACAATGTTACCGCCAAAGTTACCAAGGTTGTTACGTTCGACAAGTTTGTAGTTGTCTGAGCTAACGTATCCACCTGACGCAGAACTTGCTTCTTGTGTTTGGAATTGGTTGTCGCCGGAGCCAGAACCAACTCTTCTTAAGAAACCAGTAGTAAATGCGGTAGCAGGAGTTTGCCAAGAGAACTGTCCAAAGTTATCTTTAGCAATACCTAGACCGTTTTCAATTACTGTTGCAAAAGAAACTTCTGCAACATCTGCTTCTCCTGATGTTGAGTTTCCTAGCAAGTAATTTCCAGGAATCTTTTCAAGTTTAGTTAATACAATTCCGTTGTTCTTTAAGTTAACCCAACCAAACGATGCTTCGAATTCTGCACTATTGAATGCAACAAGACCTAGGTTAGCCTGTACTTTCGATACCGGTGCAGTGCTAGTATTAGCAACTGCTGCCTGCATGTCTAGCTTACTCTGATCAATAGCAGCATCGCTCTTAATGTCAGTGTTAATAATAGTGTCGCTGTTAATCTGAACGTCAACTTGATTTAGTGTTGAATCAACACCCGGACGTAGACTAAATGTTACGTCACCTACAACTTGTGCATTAACAGAACTTTCTCCAACACCCGTAAACACTAACAAGTCGGCAGCATCCATGTTGCCGCCTGTAAAGTCTTGGAAGTTATCCCAAGTTAAACTTCTTAAGTTTACTGCATCCTTAGGGTTAGTTGGATTCTGAACGTTAACTGCTTTATGATCACCTAAGTCAATATCTGCCTTCATAGGAAGGATACCGCTTAGTGCCATAAATCCACCAGTAGTTGGAGGAATTAATTGTGATTCTGGAACACCGCCACCGCTATGCGAAACACCTAATCTACGTTCAATGTAGATACGAGTTGCGTTTTCTGTTGGAACAGTATCTGTAGCGTTGTCGCTCATACCAGAGTCTGTTGAGAATTCAGCAATCGGAACACCACGTTTGAAACCAATACCGTCCAAGTTACTCAACGCAATTGCTGCGGAGAATGTTACACGACCAGTACCTTGGTCAACACGGAAGTATGGACCTACGGAGAAGTTACCGTATTGGTCAGTAGTTACATAGAACACACGACCAACGTCTCTTTCAGCAGTTTCGTTAGAAGCGTTAATTGCATTTACAGGAGGTCCGTAAATTTCGTTTGGATAGTTTGTATCTGCATACGAACCAGTACCAATTTCTAGTAAGTCATGTGATGTAACACGAGTTAACGAAATACGAATTGTTAAGTTACCTTCACAAGATATACTTCTAATTGGCACAGCGGCCTTCATAGAGTAACCAGAAGCTACTGCTTGGATACTATCTACTAAAGGTCTGTTTAAGGTAATTCTAGCATATGCTTCGTTAGTTACAGTTGTGTTTTCAAAATTAGCAACAACGTATTCTTCACCTTTGTAAATTAGTCTTGAACCTGTTACACGATCTTGATCGGAAGGGCTAACGTTAACTACTGCAAATGTTGAATCTCCTGCACGTCCTGTCACTTCACCAACAGTCTGCACACCGGATTGTGAACCAGTTGTGTCAATTGCTGTACCTTCGGGTGTTTCACTAATTCTAAACGAACCGGCTAATAGACCAGTAGATAGAACGTGGTAATGTTTGTTTGAAGCAATACCTGTTGGTAATGTTCCTGTAGTTGAGAATCTAATAACATCACCAGCAGTAAATCCATGAGAAGCAAGGGTTATAGTTGCAGGCGAACCTACAGAAATACTACAAGTTCTTCCAGTTGGGTAGTCGCTAGTGTACTCTCCTGGTTGGTAGACTGTTAAGTCTACGTAGTTATAGTTTTCTCTTAAGGTTGTCTTTGTTAGTCCTTCTGGAACATAACTATGAACACCTGTTCCGGCAGTTGCAAATGCAAGCGGACTACCGTTCCTAATGTCACTAATTCTAAATGTAGTGTCAGTTAGTCCGTCGGACAATACCCAGAAAAGTTCAGTAGTATTAACAGAGGCCGGTAACGATCCTGTAGTTATAAATGTAATCGAATAACCGCCAAGTAGCTTATGGGTCTTGTAACCCTTAATGGTTAGGCCGGTTCCGTCTGTTAATGTAGCAGCGGAGCCCGAAGGAGATGTTGAAAGAACAAACTGATTATAGTTTGGAACATCAATAACATAATAAGTAACACCGCTACTCAACCCGTTGCTTGAAGAAGTAGGAATGAACTTATCTCCAAGGTTAAGGTTGTGAACTTTTGAAGTTGTACAAACATTAGATGCAATGTCAGTAACAGTTGCAAGAACTCTAATAGCGCCAGGATCTGCTGCTGTAAATTCTACTTCGTACGGAGCGTTTGGATCTTGGTACTCTTCGAATTGTAATACACGATAAACGTTCTCTGGACTTTCAGCTAAACGTAAACCAGTGGACGGACGAACAGCAACGTCTACTAATCCGCCTGTAAGAATAATCTGCGAGTTTGCTCGCATAGTCATCTTAGTACCGTCTGGTACAGAGGCATACAATCCGTCAAAGTTACCTGTGGTATCGTTTGTTAGGTTAAGTCTGCAAACACCATCTGGCAAGTCTGTAGTTGTTACCGATGTAACAGGATAACGATAAATTAAACCGCCACCGTGGTCAACTTCAAGTTCGCTGTCGTTTAACGGTGTATAAGAATAATTCGAAACGTAGATAAAGAGTCCATTAACTACGTTTGCAAAACTTCCACTTGGATAGTAACAGTCTACACGCTGAGATAGGTCGTAGTATAGATCTGTTGGAGTTGGAACTTCTAAAGGATCTGAACCTTCAGCAACTAACGCATAGTTACCGTGAGCTGACGATCCACCTACAGAACGAATCTGCGCACCATTCAACGAATAGTAAGAGATGTGGTTATAGTAAGTGAACATCGACACAGCTTCAACTAAGCCGCCGTTGGTAGCACAAATACCGTAACCTAAGTCGTTAACTTGTGTAAAGTCGTTGGCCAGCATCGACCTGTTACCCGGCATTAGCAATTCATACAAGTTTGCATTTGTATCTACAAATTCAATAGTACTTGATTGAATAGTTGCCTTGGCCGAATCTAACGCTGTCTTAGCAGCTAGGTTTGTAGCACTGTATGTAGGAGTTACAAGGTCTGGAAGAACCAATGTATCGGCATTTACTACGCCATTAGTAATAATGTCGGAAATATCTGTTAATAGAGTGTTAACTCTAGAAACTTCTGTACCAGTAGCTGCTGTTCCAGTTGTTCTTGTTGTTGAAGAATAAGAAGTAGCAGGGTTTAAGTTTTGAATAACTTGTTTTGCTAGGTAATTCAAATAATCAATAGCTGCAACTGTCTGGGCCTTCTGATCAGATGGAATCTGTAAAGGGCCACCGGGAATAATACTGCTGTAGTATTTTATACCAGCATCTCTAGTTTGGCTGTTACCACCGTAGAGTACGTCATAGATTAATGCCTCTACAATGTACTGAACGTCACGAGCACAGGTAATTGAGTCATATTCAAACCCGCCTGTGAACGGAGGAGTAGGACCTGCTACCTGAGCAGCAATCCATCCAATAATCTCATCCTGTAAGTAACCAATGTTTGCTACTAATAAATTTTTAGCATTAATTGGTCCGCCTGTTACACCCGGAGGATTTGTAAATGTTAAAGCTGGAGCATACGGAGTACCTTTCTTAATAACATTATTAATGTTCTCTCCGTTTAGCGCAACTAACTCTCTTTGAGAAATATATGTATTTCCTGGAAGAGCACCCGCTGCTAACTCGTGTGCATAGGTAATTGCTCTAGTAGTTAAGTCTGCTTGGTCGTCGATAACCACAGAAGCGTTTGCACCTCTATAAGTTAATGCAGCCTTTCTTTGGTTAAAGTTAGTTCCTAAAACAAGGTCGTACCCTAATCCATCAATAATATATCCAACGTCTCTTGAACAGATAGTATCGTCATATGTGAAGATTGGGAATGTCCAAGGAGTGGTTTCGTCTAGAATAAATGTCGCTGTAGAACCGTCCGGATCATAGACAAAGTCTCTAACGTAGTTAATACGATATACGCTATCTAAGTAGATAAAGCTACATGGTAAGTTAGGGAAACGATCAAGGCCCGATACTTCTAGTCTTGTGTTGCTAACTTTGTTAACAATCTTAAATTGTAAGTTACCTGCAAAGCCGTCAACGAATTGACCACCAGCAAAGATCTGAGAGTTAATGCTTCTTGAGAAAGATGCACATTCTTGAGCATACGGCGACTTAGCAAGAATTTGACCCTCGGGGTCAAGCGTCATCATAAATCCGCCATGTCCTTGACATGTAATAGCACGAACAATTACTGCATCGTTACACAAGAACACATCCATCTCGTCGTTGTTCTTAGGACTGTTAACTCCTGTTCCGGATGGATTAATAACATCGATTAATGTATCTACTAAGTCTGTGATTACATCGCTAGCTAGTGGCTCTGCAGAATAAGCAAAGTCTAGGATCTGTGTAAACACATCTTGGTATGTAGGAACAACTTCGGTGTTGTCAATTACTGCCTGACATAGATCTTCAATTTTTCTAATTGCTGCCGAAGTCTCGTCAAACTGCTCTTGAATAGCAATTAATCCGCTAGCATTTTGGTAGTATTTTAAACCAGCAGATACAGTTCTATTATATCCGCCAAACTTTAAGTCGAATATAATTGAGTCTACAATTAGTCCAGCATCTCTTTTACATACGCTTGAATCGTAGGTAAATGTGTTAACAAACGGACTGACGTTATTTGCAATCTGGTAATTGATCCAAGCAATAACTTCGTTTTGAATAAATCCTCTATTCAAATCTAGTAACGCTGCTGCTGCTTTAAACTTACCAGGATTATCGATCTTAGGATGAACTGGTTGGGATGAATCAGTTAGGTAATGGTAGCCATATGTTTGAGTAGCAGTTTGCAATCCGTCAATTTCTAAGTCTCTTCTAAACTTATTAAATGCCCACGGACTAGCACTTGGACCCGGACGAGGTTTAATAATACAACGTCTAAATTCGTCACCGCAGATAGCGGTGTTTTGTGGAATCTTTAACGGATAGTGTTCTTCGTAAACACCAGTTTCTACGTTAACGGTTACTTGTACAGTCTTTGAAGAATCACCGTAGGCAATTTTTTCACCTACTTGGAAACTACCGTAAACAATGTCGACGTCAAAGATTTCATTGCCGTCGCTGTCTAACGAACCGTTATGTGAAAGGATCTGAGCTAGTGCTCCTGAGCTTTCGCCTCTAAGGAACAATCCTTCTCTAAGATCTCTTCCTCGATATGCTTCTGGAGTATCGGTTGTAACGTCTCCAGTAAAGTCAGTTCTTAAACCGTCTGTTCTAATTAAGAATCGAGGAAGGTTAGCAACAACTGTAGGAATTAATGTAAATCCGCTTCCTGGATCGTTGATGGTAATTCCGATGATTACTCCACCGGAAATATTAGCTGTACCAAACGCACCTGCGCCTGTTGTATCTCCGGCAGCAGGTGTTACACGAACAGAAACTAAACTGTATCCTGTACCGCCGTTAGTAATGTTAATGCTGTTAACTCTATATGTAACAGAGAACTTTAATCCAGCACCGAAGTCACTGTCTGATGTTGTTCCTACTTCTGAGGAATCTGGAGGCAATACAGAGTAAGCACCTGCGGATAGTTGTCTAAATGTAACGACAGGGCCAGGAGTAGTTGCTGTAGTTAAAACTTCAAAAGTTGCAGGAGATCCTGTTCCACCGTTAAGTGTAATAATATCGCCGGGCTGGTAGTTAGTTCCGCCAAATGTAATAGTTGCAGAATCTACGCTCATTAAAACGTTACCAGCAAACCCGCTACCAAATCCAGGAGCTTCGCTAATAAAGGATAATTCGCAATCTTTTGTACCACCGTCGTAGGTTAATACTTTCTTATATGGTCCGATGTCTAACGGAGAATCTAAAACAATTTCTTCTGCTCTCTTTAAGGCAGCTTCTAAAGTTCTGTAAGCGGTAGCTAACGAACGTCCTTGAACTGACTTAGAAAGACCTGGTCTTTCGTCTTGTCCGGATGTAGCTACGAAAATGTTAACTTTACTTGAGAATCCTGCGTTATCTACATAATTCTTGGTAGCTGCAATTAAACCATCGTATAATGCATCGTCTTCATCTTGAGGATCTCTTGACAAGATCAACGGCCCGGTCATAGTACCAAACGCTTGTGTTACTAATCCGGTAGCCGGGTTGATTGCATTAACACCAGCACGAGAAATTTTAGTATCTGCGTAGTCTTTGTTGACTGCTTCGTTGCCAGAAGTTGGTGTAGTTAAGTCTAAAATACGATATTGATTACCGCCGGATGTGGCAGACAAATCACCACCTAATTGTGGATTAGGGTCGCCTACAATTGCTGAGAATTCTGTGCTTAATCTAATCTGGTTTGGGTTAGTATCGTAGTCAACAATAACACCAACCGCTCCGACGATTTGTTTAAACTTAACGCCATCAGTTGTGTCGTTAACCGATAAAATAGCGTTAGATTGTCCAAAATACGTTTCTGGAGTATCGTCTAAGTTGATGAATTTGAGCTTTTCGCCTAAGCCCAATGAGCTGTATAGCTCTCTAAAGTTGTCGTTTACCTTGCGAAACGAGTCTCTTATACTATCACCTGTACCGTCATTACCAACGGTACCTGTATCTATAATTTTTCTTGCCATTGTGAAATCCTATCAAGATGGTGTTCAAATTATATTTATCCGTCCATTTTATAAGCCTAATGTAAATACTTGATGTTTATTAAAACAGAAACAGTTGAAACAGCCTATGAAAGAGAAAGTAAGAATGGAAAGACACATTCCTACACTCGAAAGAAAACTGTGGCTGTTTTTTGTTGCGATAATTGCGACAAGGAGTTTGCTAGAGACTTAAAAAAGGTAGATAGAAAAAGACTTAGCAACAATTATTTTCATTGCTGTAGCGACTGCGATGTAAAAAGATTTGCCCAAAGAAAAGGGGTAGAACAGAAGAAAATCTGGGATCTACCCGCTAGTACTACATTGCCTGTAAGCAAATATTAGGCTAGATATTTTCCAATAATTTCTTGGTATTTTTCTTTAGTTGCTGCTTTTGGAGCACATAATCCGCACCAACATTTACTCTTAGCACAGATAACAGTGGGCTGGGTTCCTGTTTCTAACCTATGTTTAGTTTCTGCAAGAAGCTGATCTTTGTCTTTAAGGTGTCCAATAGGACCCACTTCATTGTTAAAGTTTACCTGGCAGTCCTTGTTCAAAAATATCTCGCCAGTCGTTTGTTTTACAAATACAAAGAAGTAATTTACAGAACAGTGCCATCCTTTTGTGCGATTTTGTACATGAGTTTGTGTGTCGCAATAATTTTGATCAACGTGGAACGGAGTTCCGCCGCAGCAGCTACGACCTTTAGTTTCTAGATTTACAATAGAAATTACTTTGTTTTTTAGTTCAGTAAGTGGTTGTTTCTTTTCGCAACTGCCGCAACCGGGATTATAAAATTCTTGAAACCATTCTGCTTGAGGTCTTTTATAATAGAATTTAAAATTAAGTAATCCGTGATCTATTTGACGAGGCAGGTACTTTATATCGTTGACCTTACACCACTCAATCATTTCGATGCAGTTATCCCAATTCTGCGGGTGCATCAAAATAGCGCAATGGTAATTTTTTCCTTTTTCTTTTAAAGAAAGCAAGTTTTTTCTAACAAGGTCTTGCTGTTCTTTTGTACTTTCTGTATGGTAACTTACTGTAAAATAATCAATAAGATCTACAATTCTATTCCAGATTTTTTCTTTTACTACAGCGTTAGTTACGGTGCTGAGTCCAAGGCTCCACTTGTAACCTTTTTCTGTATGCTTGTTTCTAAGGTAAACAAGAATATCTACGATCTCTGGATGAAATAAACTTTCCCCTCCAAAAATGTTAAGGCTAACATGTCGTTGATCTTCGTTTCGTTGGTTAACATAGAGGTCAGCGTAATCTAGTAAAAAATCAGCTGTGCTTAGGCACTCCTCTAAACTAGGATGGGGAATTGAATTGTTGTGGGCATCAGAGCCGCAATAGGAACAGTCTAAATTACATTTAAGAGTCGATTCCCATGTAATGTAAAAAATTGGTTTACGGTTGGGATCAGTAATAACTGGTTCTATGGTTTGGTATGGAGTTTTCAATTTTTAACCTATTAACTGCCTATATTACTATTTAATAATACGTATCTGAGTAAATAAAAAACCTAAGGAGGAACATAAATGTTCGGATTTATTAAAAAGCTATTTGGTAGCAAGCCAGCAGAACAAGCGGCAGAAGTACCATATAAGGTTGAAGCTCCAACAGTAACAGAAGTTGTTAACAGCCAACCAGTTGTTAAGGAAGAAGCTGTTGTTGCTCAACCTGCGCCAAAGAAAAAGCCTGCTGCTAAGAAGCCTGCTGGTCAAAAGCCTGCTCCTAAGCAAGGTGGTGCAAAGAAAGGCGGACGTAAACCAAAAGCTAAACCAGCTGTTTAATTTACTAGGCCAAAAAGAAAGCGGGCCTAGACCCGCTATTCTTTTGACTAAAATTTGATCACTTCTTAGGAGCAACAAACTTGTCTAGCAGTTGCTTGCCGATTTCGCTTTGAGCAAGACCTTCAAGTGCTGCACCTACGTTGCTACCGCCTTGCGAAGTAAACAGTTCACCGAGTGAGCTGATGCCACCAGTTACTGTACCGCTGTTAGCGATAACTTTGATGTCTGCCTTGTCCAACGCACGGGCCTGTTCAACACCAATTGCTTGGTTAGCTTCAACCTGGCGGATTGTAATAAGGTATTGTTGGTAACTTTGGTTCTCACCGATTTCCTTAGCAAGTACAATCTGTGCTTCAACTGGAGCAAGTTGCAGAGCTTTCTCAGCTTCAGCAGTTGCTTGACCTTTGACTTGGATCGCTTCAGCTTCACGACGCTGTGCTTCAAGTTGACCTTCAGCAATAAGAACAGTCTTTTGCTTTTGACCTTCAGCTTGAATAACATCAGTTTGGCGTTGTTCCTCGGCCTTAACCACGTTAACATCCTTGGCGATTTCAGCCGCCTTAACGTTTTCTACACGAGCTACTTCCATGGCCTTTTCAGTAGTAACCTTTTGTTGGGCCTTAATATCTTGCTGTGACTTTTCATTTGCGATACCCACAGCCTTATCTTTCTCAGCAGTACGGATACCAACTTGTTCTGCAGCCACCTGCTTGTTAAGTTCAATTTCACGTGCCGCATCAATTTCAGCGTTTTGTGCAGCCTTCATGTTAGCCGCAACAACAATACGTGATTCTTTTTCAATCTCAGACTTTTTCTTGTCCATGATGTTCTGGATAACCTGCGACTCGCGGCTGTCACGAATGTCCATAAGCTCGATGTTCTTTACAGTAGTAACACCCCAAGCCTTAAGTTGCTCGTTAACTTCCTTAGTGAACGCATCACCAAACTCTGAACGACCTTGCATAATTTCTTCAATGGTCTTACTAGCAAGGATAGTACGTGCCGCACCTTGTAGAATTGAAGTAAGCTGACCGCTAAGTTCCTGGAAACTAAACACACGTTGAGCCGCAATGTTTGAGTTCTCAATACGGAAGAAAGCTTCTAGGTCAAGCACGAAAGGCAAACGACCGTTGTCATACGCTTCATAGTCTTTCAGTCGCAAGCTAAACACCGACACTGGTAGTTTAATAACGGTAATACCAATGATCGGAATCCAGCTCGGCCACTCGTAATAAGTGTTACCTGATTCTTGATCCTTACCAAACGATACAGTCTTTTTAGAACTTTGAATAATGTGTACTTCGTTTGTACTAACAACACGACGAAGCGACACGATCCAAAATCCAAATGCTACAGCAATAACTACAGCCAGGGCAGTTAGTACGGTAGGAATGATTGCGATTTCCATTTGTTTTCCTTTACTAGGAGTTGAAAAAAATTAACTTATGAAAACAATTATACTGCCAAGCGGCATAATTGTCAAGCGGTAGTTGCTTGTTTGTAAAGATCAAAGCTGGCTAAATTTTTAGCTTTAGACTCGCACATGATGTCAAATTGGTCTCGGAAACTCAGTGCCCATTCATTTACTGCTGTGTTCCAGTAGAAGTTAGAGTGAGCTCGGAGTTTGGCTTTTTTGTGACCAGATTCTAGGAGGGTCGGAAGAGCGGGACGTAGTCCGGTGGTATGGCCAACGAGTACATCTTCGCGAGAAACACTATAGTGACAAGTAGGACGCACACCACGCCAACTGTCAACAACCCTCTTAACACGTACATCGTTAGGATCGATATATTCTCCCGAGTTAATCCAGTGATGGTGTACGTCCAATACAATCGGAACGAGGTCAGCAAGTTCCAAACAGGTGTCAAGGTTGTGTGTAATTTCTTCATTTTCTATAGTCAGTGTGTTACGTGCTTCGGGGCTGAGCCGTTGGTAAGCACGACGAATGCCATCTGGACCTTGTTGGCCGGCGATATGCACATTAATTTTAAAGTCCTGGAATTTCTGTCCGTAGCCCATCCAGCGGGCCATTGTTGCGTGGTACTCGAACTCTTCAATCGATCGTTCTACAATGCCCTCGTTAGCAGAAGCAAGCACAGTAAACTGACCGGGATGAAAACTAAGGCGAATATTGTTCTTTCGAGCAATGTCGCCGATCTTTGCAAATTCTCGTTCGCAGTATGCTCTAACATCGGATAACCGATAGAAGAAGCTCCAATCACGGTGAGTGAATACAGGAAGGATATCGCTGCTGAGTCGTACCATTCTAAGATTTTCATCAAGTGTCCCTACACGTTCGACGAGCAAACGGACGCTTTCGATGTTACCTTTAACTAGGTCCCAAAGTTTTTCTTCAGCAATCTGTTGGCTCTGTCTATTTAACCAGGCTACAGTTGTGGTACCTGTATTGTAGATCTTACATTCGTCTTTAGGTTTGATGCCGTCTACTTGGTCCGGACGATCGATCCATTTGCAAGCAAAACCGATTCGTTTAATCATTCTCTGGAACCTCATTAAGAATGTCTTCGCAAGACTGTAAGCCTCGTTCCCAACGTTCCATCATTTTACGGAATGCGGCAATGTTAGCACGGTTGTGAAACATGTCGCCAGTCCATACGGCAGCGTCAATTTCGTCCATCGGACCGTTTTCTAGGCGATCGTACTGCGGAGTTGTCATAGTTTACTTTCTTTCTTAGAGTGTGTCATCTTTGACGGTAATTGAAATTAAGCTGTCTGTGCGAAAGCTACGCCATTCTTTTTTGTCTGTACACCAAACTACCGTAACATTGGGGTTAGGTTTTTTAGGTTCTTTGCCTTCTGCTAAAGGCTGTTGCGGAGGAATAAGGTCGGGTTTTAAAGTACACGGCATTGATCTAACTTCCCCATTGACTTTAACAAATTCAACAATGCACTCATTCTCCAAAAGGAGTTGGTGCATGTCTACTGATTCGGTGGTAATTTTAACTGGACTCATACTACTAGTGTAGCAGAGTTAGCACCAGTTGTCAATGACAAATTTGTCGTGAATGTTTTCGGGTTTTGGATCACCGTGAAATACGGCTACACAACATTCTGGATTTGGTCGAATGTCGTTATTGGTTGTTTTGAAATGTCGAATTCCGTTTCTCATCTCAAGCTCATTCTTTGATCGAACTTCCCATTTATAACTTTGAATCCATTCGTCTGGCCAAAATTTAATATTTGGTTTAGCAATTTTCCAAATCCAATCTTGGTCACCGTGGAGTTTTTGGGCAGTAACTATGTCACGTTTATATTCTTCCCATATTCTTGTTTGAGTACCGTGTACCCAAGACATTGCAGAACTATTAAGATGATTCCAAGAGGGATAGAATTTTCTATTAAAGTCTCTAATACCGTAGAACTGATTTCCGTTTGTAGTTACCAACTTGTTAATGTTGTCGTGTACTACAACGTCAAGATCTAAGTATAGTATTCTTCCAGAGAGTGGAAGTCCGGGATCAAACATATGAACTTTATGCCACCATCCTTTTTTGTAACCGGCGTGTGGTTGGTATATTGTTTCAACACCATCTATAGGATGTCGGTCGTCAGTAAGGCAGACAAACTTATAAGGAACAGTTAGATGTCGACTAACCATGTTCCGCAAACGTTCTACATATTCTCTTCCGTAAAGAGGTCCAAACTTTACACACAAAACAGTTAGAGAACTAGGCTGTGTTAACGTTTGAGTCTGTAAAAACTCCGCCTCTTGTTGAGCTCTTTTTTCGGCTTTAAGCCTGCGTTTTTCTTCTTTTGACAATTCCATCTATAGCTACCAAGTCTTCTAGAATATTTTTAAGATCATCTAGTTTAATCATATTAGGTCCGTCGCTAGGAGCATTGTCTGGATCTTCGTGTGTCTCTATAAACAAGCCTGCAACACAACCAGTGGCTATAGCAGCTCTAGCTATGTATGGGACCATTAATCGGTCTCCTCCGCTTTTTTCTCCCAGTCCTCCAGGACTTTGGACCGCGTGAGTCGCATCCATAATAACAGGATAGCCAGTGCTAGACATAATAGGTAGCCCACGTATATCCACGACGAGATTGTTGTAACCATGTGTAAATCCTCTTTCGCATAACATTATGCGTTCATTGCCTGTTGAAGCAATCTTTGCCGCAACATTTTTCATATCGTGCGGAGCAAGGAACTGCCCTTTCTTAACATTTATTGCACAACCGGTACGGCCTGCTGCTAACAATAAATCAGTTTGGCGACATAAGAATGCCGGGATTTGAATAACATCAATACCTGCATCGGCAACTAGTTCAGCCTGGTAAGATTCATGGATGTCTGTTAAAACAGGAATTCCAAACTCGTGTTTAATAGAGTTTAAAATTTGTAGACCTTCGTCAATACCAACGCCTCGTTTAGTGTTAATACTAGATCTGTTAGCCTTGTCAAAACTACTTTTATAGACTAGCTTAATTCCAAGAAGGTCGGTAATTTCTTTTATTCTTCCTGCGGTATCTTCTGCATGATCTAAACTTTCGATCTGGCAAGGACCTGCAATTAAAAAGAATTTATTGTCATTACTGACTGTGATGTCGTGTATATTAAATGTGCGCATATTTCTATTTACCAGTGTCTAATGACCCCAGCAACAATAAAAATATTTGTAACAATATAACACAAAACAATAGCGGTCCTGACAAGTGCTACCCGGTCAGCTTCTTGCTTGGTAGCACCTGCCTTTTCGCCTAGGGCTTTAGCCCAAATGCGCCATACCTTTCTTAGCAATTATGCTCCTAATCGCTTAATAAGATCTTTAGGAGCTTCCCACGCCCAACGAGGTTTTGTTGGTAGTGTTTCGCCCGATGTCATTTTGCGTTGAGCATCGGCTTTGGCTGTAGCTTCGTCAACTTCGCACATAGCATCGTTGCGGTTGTGTTCGTAAACACGCACACGTTCTACGTAGCAACGACCATTGGTTACTTTGTAGATATAATGATTAACATGTTCCCAAATGAATACTGAACTCATTTCCATAGATACACCGCTAGGTAATACACGAAGTGTACCTAGCAAGCCGCCCGGAACTGTAAGTTCTTCAGTGATTTGTCCGAGCCTTGGGTCGTCGGCTGGAAGAACTGTTACGTGATCGAAATAGTATTCTAGGAATTTCTTAACTGGTGCAAGTTCACCAAATGGAACAATCCATCCGTGATCGTCGATATCTCCAGCGAATGTGAATTCGACTTCTCTATCGTATCCGTGAACGCTGGCACATTCGCCGGGACTACCATCTGGTTCTAGGTCAAAATATTGAGCATGACCGCAGGGTAGATATTTGAATACTTTTGTTGCTTTGATTTTAATTGCCATCTCTAGTCTCCTTAATAATGAGCAAGTTTGACGACATGCAGAATTTGTAAAGCGGGATGAATGACGCGAAAGGCCGCTATAGATAAAGTGTACTACAACTATATTTAATGTCAATACTCAAAGTTATGTAAATTAGTGAAACTTACGTTTTGTAATTTCCACTCGTCTGGCATTTTCCAATTGTTGTTGTTTAGTATAACAAATTGTTTCCCGGGAAACAACCGGAACACTTTAGATATTTGGTAAATCCAAAAAGAAGGATCTACTGCCGGTTTGTCTTTGTTTGAGTAGTTACTTGTATCTTTGTAGACATTATTAACATACGATGAACTACCCCAAAGGTCAAAACCCAAAAGGAAGATTCTATCAAAGTTCATGGCAGCAAGTAAAACAGCGTATGCCCCACTGCCCCAATTGTTAGGATTGTCCGCCTTTGTATTTCCGGAATAAGGTAACGGAGGAAGCTGTTTAACGTTTTTGTTCTTTTTTATTTTTCTAAAAAAGTGAAACCAATCTTCCCTAACGTAGATAGTTGATGCCTTTGTTCGAATATTTTCAGAAGCCTCTGCAACCATTCTTCGGTCACAGCATACAAGATGAGCAGGTACGAAATCTCTATGAAGTGCGTTGCACCCAATAGTAACAAAGTGTTCTTTGAATAAGTTTAAATCTACACCAGTACGGCTTTCGCCGTTGCCTATAACTAAGGCTGGTTTATCTGATGTCGCCGAATCTGTGCCAGGTTCCTGGTGATCCAGCTTTTGTGCATACCCAACCAATGTTGCCTCCTGGCCTTGGTGTAGAATGCCATACGATATCTCCTAGCGAGTAGTTTCCTGCTGTAGGAGGAGTTTCGGCATAGATGTGAAGTTTGTTGTTGAGTCTAACAGGACCGGCAACATGAAGGTCTACGTTAGCATCAGGCACTTCAACGCCTACGGATAGTTTTCCGTGTACACGTACTGATGAAGTATTTGATCTTGGATTTCCGAGATCGATCGCACCGTGTGATTTTACAGTAAGCCAGATCTTGCTTCCGGATACAATGTCAAAATCGTGACTAGCATGAGTTCCAATAAATCCGTGACCGTACTCGTTTGTGCCGATCATCGTTTCGACTGGACCGTCTTGGATAGAAAGAGCGGCATTAGGAGTTTCTGTTCCTAACCCTAGTCTATCGTTGTGCTTGTCAAAATATAGATAATTGTTAACGCTTAGACTTCCGTCAACAATAAGACCCTTTAACCTTCCTACTTCTTGTAGGTTACTTTTTGTAACAGTAGGACCTAATTCTTGTGCATCAAGAACCTTCATTCGGTTAACCATGATGCTAGAGTTTTGTGCTAGATCGATGCTTTCTGAACTAAAGAATCTGTCCGGGCCTTGTACAAGAATAAACTGTTTAGTGGAGCCGTGTCCGCTAAAGATTACACCTTTTCCGTAGTTAACTTCTCCTTTATTTGCTTTGAAATTTAGGAAGTTAATGTCGGTAAGATCGCCGGCGTTGGCCTTGTTTTCAGCTAGGGTTTTTAGGGCCTGGCTAAGAATATCGATTGATTGGTCTAAGGGTTGATTACTCATACAAGTATTTATCAACCCTTAGATAAACGCTTTAGCTGATCTTAAGCAGTACCGTATCTTCGTTAATACGACCGTTAAGTTTAATATCTACAGCTTTAATGTCCTCTAGGAACTTACGCAGAGCTACCTTACCCGCAGATTTAAACTCTTTGAGTTGCTCTTCGGGCTTGCGAAGCGTCTTTTGTACGCTCTTGTTTTCATCAAAGTTTGTAATACTGGTGCCCTTAACGCTGAGCTCCGAATACTCTTTAGCAATATATTTGCCAAGTTTGCGAGTCTTGGTGTTGAATACCCACACTTCTTGTGAACCAATAATATCGATAGGGTTAGCAGAAACTAACTTGAGCTTGTCGTCTTGCTTAAGGTACTTCATCTTAGCAACGAGCTTAGATTTGTCAGTAGGCTTCTTAGCACGAGGAGCACGGTTAACTTTAGCTTCTTGAGCTAGCATATCGCAGGCACTGATGATCTCACCGTAAAACTGCGTAATCTTTTTCAAGTTAGCCTTACTGAGATGACTGTAACCTTCTTTAAGTTGCTCGTCTTTAGTTGTAGCGGCTTCTACAAGTTCTGCATAGTTGCGAGTGTAGAATTCTTTAATAACACGAGCGTGAGCAGCCTTAGCCTGTTTTCCGCGAAGCAAATTCAAAAGTTTAAATGCTTTAGGATCAAATGCTTCTGGATCTGCTTGAAACAACTCAATAGCATCTTCGATTTCTTCAGTCATTCGAATAGCAGCTTCACGCAGGCGCTCTTGGATGCTAGGTTGAGCAACAGTGGTCTTAACTTCTACTGCACCGTCTTCGGGTTCTTGCTCGTCGTTCTTACCGTCATGAAGAACTTTAGCAATAGATTCTTTGAGCCACACGGTAGTGTCTCGACCATCGTTCCAGTCTGCACGAACAGCTGGCATACCTTTGAGCAGGTTAGCAGCAATAGCACCCATAGTAGTACCGCAACGATTATCTTTAGTATTCTTAAATGCTTTAACTTCGTCTTTGGTATAACCGTTAGCACTCATCCAATTAATAACTTTAGGCTTGAGTTCTTTACCGCTAGACTCCAAACGGTACCATTCCATGCTTACACGGAATTGTTTAGCAAATTGATCGGCAGTCCACGTTTCGTGTCCGTCCCACTTTGGGCTCAGGTCACGCTGAGATTTGGCACGATGTGCTGCTACGTCTTTTGCGGTAACACGAGTCTTTTTAACTGCGGTCTTAGTTGCCATTTAAATCACTCCTAACTGTTTAACAATACAACTATTATATAACCAAAAGGTTAACTTGTCAACCAAGTTCAATTCTGTCTACCTCTTCTAAATCGCCGTGGTCGTCCTCTCTATATATTACAGCTTGGACGAATCCCGTGGTTAAGCTGTTTTCGGCAATAATATTGGCTTCTTTTTTGCTAGCGGTTGTTTCGATCAGTTCTTCGTGACCGTCTTCGTCAACACCCCAAACTTCGTAAAGTTCGTAGTTCATTTTGGAAAATATAACTCCTGTTTAAAAATCTTCCCAATCTCCACCAGGCGCAATTGCCCAGCCAAGACGTTGGAGATCAGACCGGATCTCGTCGGTAATACATCCTTCAGGAACATGTTGTTCCGGACTATTAATATCTAGATCATCTTGGTAACCCTGGTTTCGGATTCCCGAACAGTACCAATTGATGTAGTCACCTTTTTGTTGCATATCTGCAATAATGCCCCCGGCATAGCGCCAAGAGCAACCCCACTCCTCTTGTTTAAGAATAGGAATGACGTCTATTTTAATAAATCCGTTATTGCACATTGCCGCATATAAATTTTGGGCATATAAGTCGCTGGAGCGAACCTTTTCTAAAATCCAATCAGTAGTTAGGAGATCGTATTCTAGATTGTTGATTCGGCTGTTAGGATCATCAAAACGTTGATCGTACTTTTTGAGAGTATCGTCAAACATTTCTAAATAAGATTCGTTAACGGGTTCACCATGCTCAGCCTGACGCTTAATGTAACCTTCTTTTTGGAAAGTCATACGCTCAGGACTTTTTGAAATCTTGGACATCTTTAATTGCTGATTTTAATGTTTCTGCGTAATTGAGAGCTTGTTGTTCGCTCATAGCAATTGTGGTTTGAGAAGTAACAGCACCAGTAGTCCATAGTTCCCAAGTTAACTTAATCTTGCGAATAGTTCCATTAACAAGATCTTTCCAGAACCAATCAAACTCTTGGAGCCACGGATTGTCAATGTCATAGCGTTTTTCGACAGAGTCAGACCAATAATCAGACTTGACAGTTACGTAGATGTTTACATTAATGC